TGCCGTCAATCTCAGCGACATCCAGCCCACCGAAGTGGCCGGGTAGGAAGATGGTGTTCTCGTGCATGTAGAAAACGATGTTACTGCTGTATTCGTCGACTGGCAGGGTTAGGGTCCCCACGGCTCTCACTCGCTCTCAGGGGCTGGGGCTAGCGCGAGCTCGGCGAGGCGGGGGCTGCGGTTCACGATGTCCGCGAGCGCCTCACGGATGGTGTCAATGCCGGGCTCGTTAGCGAAAACGGCCTTGTAGCGCTTGCCATCGGCACCCTTGAGGTTAGCGAGCCAGCCTTTGTCCCAGGGGTAAAGGCTCAACCGTCCGATCTGGTTGGAGGTGCTGAAGCTGAACCAGTCAAGCCCGTTGGGGTTGTTGGTGGCCTTGCGGTTGACGTAGACGTCGGCTACGAGGTGCTTGGGGCCGCCGCTGCTACGGTTGGTTACGACTAGGAAGAAGTCGTATAGGCCGAATTGGGGTGTCATTTGGGTTGTCCTTTCGGGTTGTGTTGTGTGTGGTCGCCGTTTCCTTGGCGACATAAATAGTATAGCGCATACAGATTGAAAGGCGCTACCCTAAACAATGCGGGCACAGTCACACCTATTCTTTACGGTACCGGTCACACACATACCCCGCCGCATCCAACGGCAAACCCTCACCCCACACAGGCTCCGCTGTCATGATACCCCTCACCCAGTCAACCGAACCAGAGTCGGCACCCTCCACCAGCACCTCATCATGCACATGCCCAACCACGCGCGCACCGGCACTGTCCAGACGCACCAGCGCCTCACCCAGCACATCCCGCGCAACCGCCTGCGTCACATTCTCAGCCAAACGACCACCATAAGTGTCCCTGCGAGCGCAGCTTTTAGCCTCCACAAACGACAAGCGCTGACGGCCACCCACCTGTGCGACCCTCACACCGTGATACACCAGCGGTCTACCACTGGGAAGCCATACCAGCCTATCCTCGCCACGGGCCTCCACCCACAGCCGGTCACCCACCATGCCCCCATACAGGAACGCACGCTCAAGCAAACCCCATAGGGCTACGATGCGAGGGTTGGCGGCCCTCCACTGGTCCACAATCTGCTGTAGTAGCTGGTCGCTGCCTAGGCGCTCGCCGCCCATAGCCTTGAGACTACCGATACCGCCACCATAGCCCAGGGCTAGCACGGCCACCTTGCCCTCCTTGCGACCCATGCCGCCGCCCATGCGCCGCGCGGTCTCCACATAAATATCACGGCCAGCCGCGAAAGCCTCCAGCGCCCAATCCTCCCCGGCCAGCCACGCGACAACGCGCGCCTCAATCGCACTATAGTCACACACCGTGAACGGCCCCACCATTAAGGGACGCACCAGTGCCTTCAGCGTGTGGGGATCAATGTCAGCCCCTAGCAGCGTGTCCGCGATGGCTGCGTTTTGCTGCGCCTCACTGTCGAAACCGTCGCGCGGCAGGTTCTGTAGCTGTAGGCCCCTGCCCGCCCACCTGCCCGTGTGGGCACCAAAAAACCGGAAACCACCACGCAAGCGACTGTCAGGCGACGCGGCCTCCAGGGCCACACCAAACTTTTTGTGCGCCGTCAGGGACATGGACTGGCGCAGCTCCAACACCTGACGCTGCACTGGCGTGAGTGTGTCCCCGGCTAGGGCGGCACGCACCGTCTCAGCCCGCAGGTCAGGCAGGGCCCCACCCAGCCAGGCGAGCAGCTGCTGGACAGAGCGCGGATTAGCCAGGCCCGTCAGCTGCTGCGCCTGGTGCATGTCACGCTCATAGCCCCTAGTGGCGGCGTCTATAGCCGCCCTCGCCAAAGCCAAGTCCACGCGGATCCCAGCGTCGTTGACGCGCTGGTCAGCATCATAGATGCTGCGCTCCATACTGGTAGGCCAAGCCCCATACTGAGCCTCTAGCCGGTGGAGCATGTCTCGCATAGTCTCCACATCCTGGACGCAGTACCTCACAAACTCATCCCACTGGTCGGGGTGATCCTCCGGGAGCCTGCGCGCGCCCTGCCTATCAGGCGAACAAAACAGCCTAATCAGGCGCGTGCCTGCCTCATCCTTGGGCGCAGCACCCAACGCCTGCGCGCCCTGCTTCAGGCTCTGCGGGTACCCCCACTCCGCCATACACGCCATAGTGTCAAGCCACTCACTAGCCGGCAGATACTCACCCACCGGCAGCCCACCCAGGCGAGAGAGACACACGCGCTCAAACTGGGCGTTATGCGCGACTTTTTCCACATCCTCCCCGTCGATTGGGGCGAAAAGCCCAGGAATACGCCGGATCTCATCCTCACCCACCGCTACCTGCACCGGCCCGTCATCTAGAGCCCACGCAGCCATAAGCACAGTGAATGCCGGGTCCTCGCTGTATTTGTAGACACCCAGCTTGATGTCCGTGGGGCTATAGGTCTCGATATCGATGTATAGGCGCTTCACTGGTGGCCACCGTCCTGAGGGTCACGCAGGTAACACCAAACCAGGGTGGCGACAGTGAAAACCAGGATGCTGGGCGCGGTGACCGGCCAAGGGGCCCTGGGCAGGGCAGTCATACCCGCGAGCGCACACAGCAGAGACAGTAGAGCGGTGAGGGCGGCTGCGAAAATGCCCCAATTCATGCGACGCTGCTTCACTGCTCCGCACCTTCCTCAGGTAGGTCCAGGATGTGGTTGGCGTACCAGCGCTCCCGCAGCCGCGCGGTGCGCCGCCGGTTGCGGACAGCCGACGTGGAGCGCTGCAGCTGCGCAGCAATGTCAGGCACTGTGCGCGAGTAGTCACCCGCGATCTCATCCTCCCAAGGCTCCCAGGGCCTGCTGTTACGCACAGCAGCCGCCTTAGAGGTGGCCTGCTGCTGTTGCAGGCGCTCGCGGTTGTCTGCCAGGTACTCGCGTAGCTGTGGGAGGCGGTCGCGTCGACGCTTAGCGCCTTGTGCGCGGCATTTCTGGCAGCGGCAGCCGCGCGTGTAGCCTGACCAGGTGCCATGGTAGATAGGCATGGGGTAGTTCCTTTCGGTTCGACAACAAGAACAGTATAGCGCATATGAGTTGAAAGCGCTACCCACAAAAATTAATCCCCTACCGTGTACATCACAGTAGGGGATCAATTGCTCAAAGCGGCTCTACTCAGAGCACGTCATACGGATCCTGAGACTCATCATCACCCAGAGCCTCAAAGTCATCCTCAGGCCGCGCCGCACCGCCGCCCAGAAGCTCACCGTCAGCCAGCTTCTGCACATTCTCCAGCCCGAAGGTCACGCCACGGTTACCGCTGGAGTTGTAACAGTAAGCGGAGATAGATACGCGAGCGATCATACCGGAGTAAATCTCGCTTGCATCCATGATCGGGTGGAGGTTACGGTCCACCACGCCCGGACGGCGAGTAGACGAAACATTCATGAAGAAACAACCCTGCAGCTCAGGGTTACGGTCCAGGTCCGCGTCCACATCACCGTCACGCAGCGTGTAGCGTAGGTTGCGAGGCACAACCCCACCAAACTTGGACTTCTGCTCCTCAATCGCGGCCTGCTGCGCGGCCTTGATCGCCGCCAGCGTGCGCTTCGCGGTCTTGGGAATGATCAGCATGCAGGAGTACTTGGGCTCCTGGTCAGGGGACGACGCGTAGGGCTCAACCAAGTGGACGTACCCTAGGCGGATACCCTCGCTCTTGTCGGTGACAACTTTACGCAAGTTAGCCATTTCCTATTTCTCCTCAATTATCGGTTTATCGGTGATCGGTTAGCTAGGCCGCTTGGCGCGGCAATAAGATAATACCACGCCAAGCGGAAATAGCGCTACCCGAAATCCTCCGCAGCGGAGGATTCACGGGTGACACTTGGACGGGGGTCACTCTCACCCACCAGGGACAGGGGACCCTCACGACGCTCCATATAGGAGCCAATGAGCCCGGGCAGATCTTTTTTACCCACCAGCTTCTCCAACTGACCCAGTGGCTTCACCTTGAAGTCTGCCACCTGCTCAGCGCCGTAACCGTGGTCAATCAGGGTCTGGATGGCGGCAGGCTGATCCGTGATTACCCGCCTACCCCGGCCACGCACGACCTTGAGCCCCGGCAGCTCCCGGCCCTCCTCATACACGCGCTTAAAAGCGCATTTCTCGACAGAGTCACACCATGAGCGCAGCTGGCTGATGCGGGCTACCTCAGCGGCAAGCTCAGCATCATCCAGCAGCGGCGGCTCGCTGAAGTCTTGGCTGGTCAGGTAGTCGCGGCGGGCACGGCACTCACCAGCCACCGGACACCAACGGCACGCCCCCTCACTAGGGGAGGCCACCATGGAGCCCCGCGCGATCTGCTCAACCGCAGGCATTACCACGCCCTCACGCCAAGCCTCCAACTCCCGCACAGGGAGAGTCTCGGTAGAGAAGCTCCCCAGCCTCGGCTGGATGATGCTCATAGAGACGGTTTCTACGTCACCTAGGAGGTCACCAAAGCAGCGTAGCGCTCCTAAACCATATAGGCGCAGTTGCGGGTTACGGGCAGCATCTACCGGGACACCCCGACCGTATTTCAGGTCCAATACATGGATGGCCTCAGGGGATACAACGACGGCGTCGCCTGTCCCCCACACGCCAGGCACGCCGGTATCCATCCGCTGCTCCAGCAGTAGGACAGAGTGAGGCAGGCTGTCCAGGGCTGCACGCACCTGGTCAACATATTTACCTACGTGCCGCAGCATCTCAGCCTTGTCATACTGGGAACCAAACTCCGTGTCCCATTTGGCTAGGGCTGCTTTGTGGGTGGTGTCGTCGCCGTCAATCAGCTCATACCGGGCCTCAATCTCCGCGAGCGCATGGGCGGCTGTCCCCTCCAGAGCGTGCGGAGAGGCTTCCTCAGGCCCGGCCTGGTCGGCCAGCAGCACACTGGCGGGGCCCTGGCGCCCGCGGCCGGCGGCGGCAGGGGGCACA